AAGATGGAAAGGTATGGGTGTGGATGAGTATAGTGGGAAACAGAAGAAACCAAGAAATATAACAGCAGACGAAAAAACGCCAGGGTGGGAAATAACCCCAAAGAATAAAATACCAAAAGGACTGAAAGAAAGTTGTATAACATTTTCTACGTATATAACAGAAGGTCGCCCGAAACAAGATGATGATTATGTACCGTCTGTAACACGAACTGATAGACTAAAGGCTAAGCTTTTATCGACACAAAAGAAACTTTATTCAGCACAAGATATTGAATCTATGGCACGAAAATATAAAATAAAACTTGAAGGAGATCCAGTAGGTGGAAAATCTTGGGGTGGAGATTGGCAAATCGCACTAAAAAAGGGAATAAACTTGGAGTATCAGTATGGTCCAAATTCTACGTACATTAAAGGATGGAAATTCGATAAAAACGCTATAAAGAATTACATAGAAAAATATGCAAATGAACATGAAACTCCGCGAGACTATGCACCAATGGGAGGAAAAGTCCTAGTCGGTGGTTTTGAAACTGCCTTTGAATTAATTAGTGAAGAGGCTCCTGCAAATAGTGTAGCGGGAGGAAATGTTAATTTAGATCCTTTTGTCAAGAAGAAAAGAAAGAATGCAAAAGTACAAACCGAAATGTTCGGTGGTCAGAAAGTATTTGTCGTTTCTCCTGAAAGATTTTTTGATTCACGATTGGGAAAATCAAGATATGCACGATATGAAAAATATGTAGGAAATGATAAATTGGGAGAAGCTATTAGGGCATATGGGAAAAACAATCCCAAAAATTCTATAATTTTAAAAAATTCGGGGAATGGAGCTATGCTTTATCTGAAATATGGCCGAAAATAAAGGATAAAAAGTATGGCAGCAGAAGAGCTCCAATCTGTTAAGCTCGAAGTCGGTCTGTTAAAAAATGAGGTCGAAGTAAGAGGACGACAGATTGAAACTCTTCTTCAAAAACTTGATCTCACCACAGACAAACTTCAGCAACTTACAGTACAAATAATAAAATTAAATACTCGCCAGGAGGATTATCTTAGGCACTCTGCTAATATGAATGATGAATTTAAACTTCTTCATACTAGAATTGGTGATCTTCACGATAAACAATTAGCGGCGAATAAAGAAATAGAAGAACGCCTTGACCGTTTAGATCAGTATAAATCTAAACTAATGGGAATGATTATTGTTGTAGGCGGAGTCGTTGGTACAATAGTAGCTACAGCGTTGGCACACTTTAAGGATTAAAATGAAAACCTATTCACGATTCAAAGAATCAAAACTTGATGATAAAATGGACAAGTACGTTAGTGATGAAATCAAGAAACGTAAACTTGCAAAATTTCCAGTTAATGCTACTGATGATATTAAAATGAGAATGAAACCTAACAAACCGGCATTCAAATTTCCTTCACCAACAGGAGAGATGATGATTCATGTGTTTCTTAGAAAGATGGCTCCGCCAGCAAAAAAACACACAATGGCATTTAATTATCAGTTGGAAGAGAAATGAAATCTTTTGTACAACATTTGAAAGAATTTGTATCATATAGTACATCAGACCTTGTGTTTATGAATAATGGTCAGGGATCAGCATCTTCAGGTTTAATGATTCCCCTTTCGGGCCCTATGTTCAAAAGGATATGGCCGGATACGATTCGTACAACAGTTTTTCATACAACTGATTTGAGCGGTCTTGAAAAATTAAAAAGGCTTGAAGGAGGAAAGAAAACGATCTCAGCATTTTTCTCAATGATGTCGCGTTATATGGAAGGTGGTATTGCATCAGGAGGTGGTATTGTTGTAGAAATGGAAGCCGATGTACTTGTTTCTGCAGCAGATGATATAATGAGCCAAGTAGATAATAAAGGTAGAAGGTGGGTTGAAGTATCTTGGTTTGCTAATGCACAAAGGGGTGGAACGGGACCTAAATTTGCAGTAGTGGAACGTGAACTTAATGATTTGATAAGAAATCTTGTTGTAAAACACCTTGAACCAATATTGGGTAATAGAGCCCGGACAGAACATGAATATGTTCTTTGGGGTAATATGAAAAGAGAGTTAAAGGATAGCAAAAAATTAAGTTTAGTAATAAAAGACTATTTTGATGGTGTCGAGAAAATTATTAAAAAGAATTCAGAGGTAATGAGTAGTATTTTTTATGGTTATGCTAAATCAAAAAGACAGACAGAGAATTCATGGGATGAACAAATAGTTAATAATATTGAGATTACAAAAGTTCATATTATAGATTTTACAACGAAAGCACCATCACTTCAGGGTCAGTTTGATGCGAGTAAAGACCTTGCAAAATCGAATAGTTGGCCAATGAAAGTGTGGGATGCCACAGAGACAATGGACTTAGAAATTTATACAAGACAAGTTGCACAAGCGGAAGTAAGGACGAGATGATAACATTTTCAAAATATGTAGGTATAGTTCAATCTATCGCTAAAAAGTTAAAGACTTCAAAAGATCAAGCTGTCCACGCTCTCATAAAAGCACAACAAAAAGGGATTGATCCTTTGAAATGGCAAAAAAACTTAACCATGTTGAAAACATTTTTACCAATAGTTGCAGATTATGATCCAACTGTTGATGAACGAATGATGACAGATAGACAAAAACTCATTCAAATACAACATTATTGGGATGATTTAGATCACCTAGCGTCTGATGATACAAAGAAGAAAAGCCTATTAAGACTTGGTTACAAAAATATTAAGGTTGATTCAAGAGGAAAAATCACATCATTTGATGAAGAACGTGACTACAAAGATGAATATAAAAAGTTCCAATCATCAAAGAAAATGATAAAGTATCGTGCAGAGTTGGTCAAGTATAATAGAGACAAAGGTACATACGGAAATCGTGATGGAAAAGACGCATCACATAAGGGCGGCAAAATAGTCGGAATGGAAGATGAAAACATCAACAGAGGTAGAGCCGAAAAAAGTAGGCTCACCGGATCAAAAAGAAAATAATAAATTTTAGGAGAACAAAATGCCATTAGAAGGTAAACAACTACAAAATGTAGCAAAAACAGTACAACAAGTAGTAAATGAAGATCAAGAAATACGAGAAATTGAAGAAATGCTTAGAAAAGCTTCTGAAATGGGAGCTCCAAACGAAGTAAAAGAAGGTTTGGGCAGCTGGATTAAATCCAAAACAACTGATAAAGTCAAGGCCGGAATCAAAGGTGCAGTTGATGATTTTAAAAAAGATATGGGTGATACTAAGAAATTTATGAACATGACTGATGACGAGCGTGAAGCTGAATTCAAAAAGAATAAAGAAAAATATGAAAAAGGAGGACTGTATTCAAAATCTGATGCTCAGAAGAAAATTGATGATGGCGAAAGAGCACCCGCTGGTTGGAGAAACGTTGACGGAAAAGCAGTAGAATTTGATAAAGCAAAGAAGTGAAAATGATGGGGCCGACTTACCAAAGGTCAACCCCTGACAGTTTTTCATGCCACAGGTATTTATGACAGAAGACAAATTAATAACAAGTATAGTGTTAATAACATTTTTAGCATTATGGTTTTTAGTTATATTTACGTTTGGTCTACTCGTATATCAAACATCATCGTATCAGGGTCAAGTAGATGATCTTATAAAAGAAAATGCCAAGATAACAACATTATGGATGGAAAAATAAACACAAATGATGTCACATTCAGTAATAATTATTCTTTGGATACTAGTAGGGCTTTTACTCATCGATGTTCTTATTGGAATTGGACCTATAATGGATTATCTTAATGAAATCATTTAACGGATATCTACAAGAAGCAAATTCCAAGTATATTGTTTCCAAAAACCCTAACGATAAGAAATGGTATGTAATGGGTCATGTGGGGAACAATAAATGGATGCCAGTTTCTGATGGATTTAAAAACAAAGCACAGGCACAGAAGTGGGCAAAGAGTCAAGACAAGGTGGACATTGCTGCTCGTGGAGAAATTTAAATGAAATCATTTAACGGATATCTAAAAGAAACATTCCAAGATTGGAAGTCAGGAGATGCTCCAGCATGGACTGAGAGTTTATCTACCATGTTGTTTGATCTACCAAGAGCAGGATTTAAGGATATACACATTCCTTTATCGCCTTCAATCATGAGTAGAATATGGCCAAAATCGGTTCGTTCAAAAGCGTTTCATCTAACTGATTTTGATGGTGTTAAAAAATTAAAAGGAATGCAAAAAGGGAAGAGATCAATTTCTGCATTTTATAATATGGATGATTATATGATTGGTAGTGGAATCAAAACAGAAGGTGGATATATTGTAGAGTTGGAAGGAGATGTTCTCGCAGCATCACCAGATGATATTTCAAGTCAACCAGATAAGTCGGGCAGAAGATGGATAACTGTTAGTTCTCTCATGAATTCTCCTTTTGATTCTGATCCTGGTTTGGGAGGTAAAGCAAAACTCAGAGGAATAGAAGAAGATATAAAAGCCTTATTAGAAGAAATTCTTAAAAAAAATGGAGAAGATGTCCAAATGCTAGGACTAACTGATGTCGGAATGAAATGGTCTAATCTTGGTAACAAAACCGGTGGAAAAGAAAAATCATTGATTATCAAAGATTATATTGATGGTATGGAAAAGATTATGAAGAAGTATGCCAAACCATTAAGATCAGTACTTACAGACTATACCAAGAAGAAAACTCTTGAGCCGGATCCAGATAGTGGTGATGTTGCAATGTGGGATGAATTGGTAGTCAATAATTTTACGATACAAAAGATTCATGTTGGCCCAGAGTTTTCTCCTGATTTTGCTGAAGTGGTAAAAAGTGATGGTGGTGGGCGAATGTACACTTTTGCGAACAAGGATGATGATATAGAAGGATTTCCATTTGAACTATACTTTGAAACAGGAGATATGGTAGATTACATTAACAGGGCTTTAACATGATAAGTCTAACTGAAATCGCAGCCAAGAACTTTAAGAGAATTCGTGAGGATGATGGATGGTCTAAACAAGTACCATTGAGGGTATCTGTTAAGGGTGGTGGTTGTGCTGGATATGAATACAAGTTAGAATTCGGTAAACCGGCGGAGAAAGATTTACAGTTTGAGTCTGAGGGTTTACCCATAGTAATAGACCGCAAGAGTCATATAGTAGTAGATGGACTAGAGATAGATTGGTCAACGGACTTATCTGCACCTGGCCCACGTTTTGAAAATCCTAGAGCGGCCTCAACCTGTGGTTGTTCTACGAGTTTTTCAATCAAACCTCAAAATGAGGTTGATAAACCTGTGTGGATGAAATAAATGGCGTATTCAGAGAAAGTACTAGAGCATTATGAAAAACCACGTAATATTGGTAGTTTGGATAGCGGGAGCAATAGGGTCGGTAGTGCTCTTGTGGGTGCTCCAGAGTGCGGTGATGTAATGAAACTTCAAATAGAGGTAGATGACAATGAAAAAATTATTGACGCAAAATTTAAGACTTTCGGTTGCGGATCTGCAATTGCATCTTCTAGTTTGGCGACTGAATGGGTTAAGGGTAAGTCATTGGATGAAGCACATACAATTCAGAATACAGACATCGTGGAAGAACTTTCTCTTCCCCCTGTCAAGATACATTGCTCTGTATTGGCGGAAGATGCTATTAAGGGAGCGATTCATGATTATAGAACAAAAAACGGAATAGTGAAATGAAACAATTTAGAACATTTCTGACAGAAGAAATATCTACCGATACTAAAGAGTTGACAAAATCCTTAGTCGATTCAGTATATTCTAAATACGTAGATAGGTACGATAAAAATTCACCAGAATGTGTAGGTTGGTTAGATGGTAGTGAAAATGCACTTATACGATTCCAAAAAATATATGAAGCTGGAATTGGTAATGATGATTCAGTTTTAGATGTCGGATGTGGAGTAGCACATCTCCATACCTTTTTGTCAAATCAAGGTTGGAGTGGTAAATATTTTGGGTTTGATCCAAACAAAAAAGCAATTGATGTGATAGATGAAAATATCAATGCGGTACATGGCACAATAGAAGATCTGGATGATACGAAATATGATTGGGCTATCGCAAGCGGAATTTTTAATTTGGGTTTGAGGGAAGAAAACGCATTTTGGATTATTGAAAATATGATATCTCATGCCAATAAGGGGGTTATATTCAATATGTTACAACAACCGTATGATGACAGATACGAGGCGTATAATCCAAAATGGATAAAATTTAAATTGGAAAAATATGGCTCCGATAAAATAGAAATTGTTGAAGACTACATGGAAAATGACGCAGAATTCACAGTATATTTTTACGTTTAGGAACACATGGATAAAAAATTTAAACACTATCTCTTAGAATTCGATACACCACAAATTTATTGTGACATGGATGGAGTGTTAGCAGATTTTGAAAAGGGCATTAAAGATATGATTGGGGGCAAATTTAATGATGATAGATGGAATGAATTGCCGGATGATTTTTTCTTACAACTAGAACCAATGCCTGATGCAAAACAATTGTGGGACTTTATTGGGAAATATGAACCACTTATCCTAACTGCTGTTCCAAGATCCTCTAGAGGACCTATTTCGAAGAGGGCGACAGAAGATAAAACTAGATTTATGAAAAGGTGGTTTGGCGTTTCACCCAATAGGATGTACCCTGTCATGAGAGCGGATAAAATGAGATTCGCAAAAGATGGTAGAGATGGTAGACCTAATTTACTCATTGATGATCACTCTAAAAATATTAAACAGTTTATAGCAGCAGGGGGTATAGGAGTCCGTCACTTAAGTGCGAGTAAGACTATTACAGAATTGGAAGAAATAGGTTATAAATGAGATGGGAATTAACAAAACAATTAACAGACATTGGAGAGATTGGGCAGCATTAGTTTACTTGTTTATCTGTTTGGTTGATTTTTTCATTGCTCCTTTGATGTGGAACATAGGCATGAATATGCAGAGTGATGAAATAAAAATGGAGACAAGTAGATGGGCTCCTCTTACATTACAGGCTGGAGCAATGTTTCACCTATCATTTGGAGCTATACTAGGTGCAACAGCATGGAGAAAAAAAGATGAAGTGGAAGTACATAATCTTAATGGTGGTGGCTCTAGTTCTTAGTGGTTGTTCAAAAGGTAAACCTGACGCCAATAATGATTTAGGTAGTGGTGATAAGTCAAATTTACCAGTTTCATTAACCTCTCTCATTGAACACGCAGAATTGTGTAAAGCAATTTACGATTTAGGTGGTGATGAAAAGGATGAAGTTGCGTTTGAAGTAAAACAAGAGAATGGAATAACAACAATTGTTATTAGGGGTACGGCGAATAAGAGTAATGTAGAATCTGATATTGATATAAGATTAGTAAAAGATGGCCGTTTAGGAATCTATCTCCATAAGGGATTTAGAGATGCTTCTTTAGGCGTTATGGAAATTATAGATAGAGATCATACGGTTGAAAATACTGTACGTATTACAGGTCACAGTTTAGGTGGAGCTATTTCACAAATAATAGGAATGTGGCTTCACAAGAGAAATCACAATGTTCAAATTTTCTCTTACGGATCACCAAAAGTCTCTAATCAAGTTTTGTCTAGTGGACAACCCACTCATTGGAGGGTGGTTCGCCGTAGCGATCCTATTCCTTTTACTCCTCCTTGGCCTTATATTCAGACAGGGCTTTTTATAGATAGTCAGGATTTGGATTGGGGTCCAGACAACGATAACGGATTAATTTCAAAAACAGATGGGTTAGATCATGCAATAGCGAAATATGTAGAAACATTAAAAGCACAAAGGTAAAAATGCCAGTACAGTCTATGCAAGCTATAGCAGAACACTCCCTTTTTAAAGCGGCGTTACCCCTTGTTACGGTAGCGTTGGTCGGGAGTATATCATGGATTTTTGTAACTGTCATGGAGTTAGACAAAGTACAACATAGAATAGAAGATTCGGAAATACCACAAATCAACAAGGATATTGCGGATGGTTATAAAAAATTAGATGATTTGGAAAAACAAATAACAAATATGAGAATTAGGATAGCAGAATTGGCGTCGCCAGGACATCCAGCGAGAAATTGGGGAAATTCAGATCGTGAATAAATATTACAATAACAACAATAAAAAAGGAGAAAAGAATAAATGGAGACTCTATTAGCGTTATTTGGCGCAAAGTGGTGTTGTGTATTCGCATCAGGATGCGGTGGGTTGACTAATGGATTAGTTCACAGATGGACAGGATGGT